TGCCATCATCGCTTATAATCACAGCTGGTATATCTTCGAGAAAAGTTGTGAATATGCGTCCTGCTACATTTTCACATTTGTATTTCTTGTATTTTAGTTCTTTAACATTTAGTTTACTTGACATGCTTGTTATAACGCCAACCGCTATGTCTTTTACTATAGACCCTCCGATGGTATCGGTTTTGGTTTTCTTAGTGGCTAAGGTGTATTCATCATCACTTATGATGGCAGCATATGGTATCATTTGGAAAAACTCATATTTGCAGGTTGAAAATAGACTTTTTAGTGATGTTGTTTTTGCCTTATAAGCAGGTCGGTAAATGTATTCTCGTTGCACTATACGATAATTCTTAATTGCCGAAAATGGTATATGTGTTCCGTAAATCTCAAATTCGTTATTCATCGTTATCCCACCTATCTGTTAATGTTAGCAACAGTATACAATAAATAAGTTTTAATTGCAAGTAGTATGTAAAGTAATCAATAAAGAGGTGAAAATCAAAATGTACAATTACAATGAACTATACCATCACGGCGTGAAAGGTATGAAATGGGGTGTAAGACGTTATCAGAACTATGATGGCACATACACAAAGAAAGGACTTGCCAGATTTAATCAAGCGTCTTCTGATTATGATAAGGCAAATGAAAAATTAAGAACTGCAAAAAGTAACTATAAAAGCGGTAGCGGTAGTAAATCCGATTATAAAAATGCTAAAGGTGAGGCTAAAATTGCTAAACGAAAAATGAACCAAGCATATGATAGTTTAAAAACTGACAAAATGGCGGATGAAGGAAAAAACTTTATAAAAATGGAAAGACAATTACGAGTAATAATCAGAAATTTGTTATTACTCAAACCGCTACAATAGTTGGTGCAAATATTGCGCGAAGTTTAATATCACAATATATGGGTGATAACAGAATAGCAAACTTATCGTCCGATGCTATATTAGTTGGTGGTACAGCTGTTAATGGTATATTATATGCTAAAAATGTTTCCGAAAATAAAAAACTTAGAGCTTATTATGCACACTAAAACCTAGTCATGGCAAAAAAATAAGCCATTTTTGAATCACGGAGAATGACATTTTACCTAAAAAATAAATCGAGGGAGGGAAAATCAAAATGAAGAGTTACGATGAACTTTACCATCATGGTATAAAGGGAATGAAGTGGGCGTGAGACGTTATCAGAACTATGATGGAAGTCTCATTAAAAGCGGAGGTTCGGTAACTAAATACCCGCCAGAAAGTTTTGTCAGCAGACAAAAGAAAAGCACACCTAGAGATAAAATTAGTGAAACATTAAAAAAAAGAATCCCGTTGCAAGTACTATTGAGAAAATCGGAACTCCGAATAAAAAGAGTATAGCAAGTTCACAGCCCTCTAAATACCCGCCTGAAAGTTTTGTAAGTAGACAGAAGAAAAGCACTCCTCAAGATAAAATTACAAGTACGTTTAAAAAAGAAGACTCTGTTAGAAGCACTATCGAGAAAATCGGTAATCCAGCTTCCAAAATGAATTTGGCAAGTGCACAACCCTTTAAATACCCACCGGAAAGTTTTATTAGTAGGCAAAAGAAAACAAATCCTATGGATAAGATAAATAATAAAACCACAATCGATAAGATTACGGATAACGAAAGAGTCAATAAAGGAGCTTCTTTTGTTAGTAATTTACTTAATCCAAAATCTAAAAACTAAAGGAGTGACCATATGGCATTATCTAACACAGCCACACCAATATACTACGGCTTGTTTAGAGATGCCGTAATCAGAGGTGAAATCCCTATTTGCAAGGAAGTTGCTATGGAGATGAACCGTATAGATGACCTTATAGCAAACCGAGGAGTTTACTATGACGACCAAGCTGTTGAGGGATGGATTTCGTATTGCGAAAATGAGCTGACATTAACTGATGGCTCGGATTTGAATTTACTTGACACATTCAAGCTATGGGGAGAGCAGGTTTTTGGGTGGTATTACTTTGTTGAAAAGAGTGTGTATCAACCAAACCCTGATGGACACGGCGGTAGATATGTCCGTAAAAACATTAAGAAAAGACTTATTAATAAACAATACTTAATTGTGGCAAGAGGTGCTGCAAAATCTATGTACGCTTCAAACCTACAAGGGTATTTTCTCAATGTAGATACTTCCACCACACATCAGATAACAACTGCACCAACTATGAAACAAGCGGAAGAAGTTTTATCTCCGTTGCGTACAGCAATCACTAGGTCGAGAGGTCCTTTGTTTAAGTTCTTGACTGAGGGTTCATTACAAAACACAACCGGTTCAAAAGTAAATCGTATGAAATTATCTCCAACTAAGAAAGGCATTGAAAATTTCTTGACAGGTTCGTTGCTTGAGATAAGACCAATGAGGATAGACAAGCTTCAAGGTTTGCAAGTTAAGATGGCAACGGTAGATGAATGGCTTTCCGGAGATGTCAGAGAAGATGTAGTCGGTGCTATTGAGCAAGGAGCAACTAAGGTCGATGATTATCTAATAGTTGCTATAAGCTCTGAGGGTACTGTCCGAAACGGATCCGGTGATACAATCAAAATGGAGTTGATGAAAATATTAAAGGGTGAATACATTAACCCTCACGTTTCCATTTGGTGGTACAAGCTTGACTCGATAGATGAGGTTGCTAATCCTGAAATGTGGATTAAGGCACAACCAAATATTGGCAAAACGGTAAGCTATGAAACATATCAGCTTGAGGTGGAAAGAGCTGAGAAAGCACCTGCCGCAAGAAATGATATTTTAGCAAAACGCTTTGGTTTACCAATGGAGGGCTATACATATTTCTTTACTTATGAAGAAACCTTACCACATCGAAAGAGAGATTATTGGCAAATGCCTTGTGCTCTTGGCGCAGACCTTTCACAAGGTGACGACTTCTGTGCGTTTACGTTTTTATTTCCATTGTCAAATGATGCTTTTGGCATAAAGACGATTAATTACATAACGTCAAGAACCTTGGAAAAGTTACCTGCCGCTATGAGGTTGAAGTATGATGAATTCATAGAAGAGGGCAGCTTAATTGTTCTTGAGGGAACAGTTTTGGATATGGAAGTTTATGATGATTTGGATAGACACATAATCGAGAGAGGTTATGACGTGCGTTGCTTTGGCTATGACCCATATAATGCAAAGGAGTTTGTTGAAAGATGGAGTGCCGATAACGGTCCGTTTGGTATCGAAAAGGTTATACAGGGTTCAAAGACAGAGTCTGTACCTCTTGGTGAATTGAAGAAATTATCTGAGGATAGAAAACTCTTGTTTGACGAGGAGCTTATGACTTTTGCTATGGGTAACTGTATTGTGATGGAAGATACCAATGGTAATCGAAAGCTTATGAAAAAACGTTATGAGCAAAAGATAGACCCCGTTGCAGCTATGATGGATGCTTATGTTGCTTTTAAGCGTTGTAGAGAGGCTTTCGATTAGGAGGTATGATATGTGGAAGTATAACTATACTTATCCCAACAGTCTATACCATCATGGTATAAAAGGTCAAAAATGGGGCGTAAGACGTACCCCAGAACAATTAGGACATGTGAAAAAAGATGTTGCAAAAACAACTAATAATGATAGAATAATTATTAAGGGGCATAAAAGCCCGCCTAAGAAACATACACCAAATTCTACGATTGACCATATAACCGAAAACGGAAATGTAAAAACCAGAGCTTTTTACGATAAGAATGGGATGAAATCTAAAGAAATACATACAACAAATCATGGTAACTCGAAAGAACATAATTACGGGAGTAATGGAGAACATGTACATGAGTATGAGTGGGACAGTAATGGAAAACTAAAAAACAAAAGTAGTAGAGAATTGACTAAAAAAGAACGAAAGGAGAATAGCGATATACTATGAGTATAAACGAATTAAGGCAAATTTTATCGGACGATTATAGCGATGTTAGCTTTGTTTATAAAGGAAAAAACTGCGGTATTACTTCGGAAGTTCATGATTATGTGCCAAAGTATGAAGCTTGGTTTGGAGAGCACATTAAGGAATACGACAACGTCGACAAGTTGCTTATTGATAACTTTTATGATGGAAAGTCTTTAATCGAATTAGCTAGTATAGTAGAGTTTGAAGTTTACTAAATAATGCTTTATAAAGGAACTGCTTAGGCTGTTCTTTTTTAATACCTAAAAACAGGAGGAAAAATCAAAATGGATGATGTTTCTTTAGGTTCTAGGCTTAAACACGCTTGGAACGCTTTTTTCAACAGAGACCCAACAGATTATTACAGAGATGTTGGAGTGGGCTACACATACAGACCTGACAGACCACGTCTGACCAGAGGTAATGAGCAGTCCATAGTTACTTCAGTTTACAATCGTATAGCGCTTGATTGTTCGGCAATCGATATTTTACATGTTCGATTGGACGAAAACAATCGTTTTCTTGATACCATACCATCGGGACTTAACAATTGTCTTACTATAGAGGCTAATACTGACCAAACAGGTAGGGCTTTTATACAGGATGTTGTGATGTCGTTGCTTGATGAGGGGTGCGTTGCTATAGTACCTATAGATACAACGTTTGACCCAAACATAACAAGTTCTTATGACATATTAACGATGCGTACCGGAAAGATTTTGGAATGGCATCCTCAGCACATTAAGGTGCGTTTATATAATGAGCGTACTGGTAACAAAGAGGATGTGATGGTGCCTAAAAGTACTGTAGCGATTGTTGAAAATCCGCTGTATGCCGTTATAAATGAGTACAATTCAACTATGCAACGATTGGTTAGAAAGCTTAGTCTTTTAGATGCAACCGATGAACAAACGGCATCTAGTAAGCTCGACTTGATTATACAGTTACCTTATGTAATTAAGACAGAGGCAAGACGTAAACAAGCCGAGGAAAGACGTAAGGACATTGAAAACCAATTGGCAGGCTCTAAGTATGGCATAGCTTATACGGATGGTACAGAGAGAATTACACAGTTAAATCGTTCGGTTGAAAACAACTTGATGTCACAGATTGAATACTTAACGAGTATGCTATACAGCCAGTTAGGTATCTCTCAAGGCGTTTTGGATGGTACGGCGGACGAAAAGACTATGATTAATTACTACAATCAAACTATTGAGCCTATACTAGCTGCTATTGTTGATGAAATGAAACGAAAGTTTCTTACAAAAACAGCAAGGTCACAGCATCAATCTATCAAGTTCTTTAGAGACCCATTCAAGCTTGTTCCTGTCAACGAGATTGCAGAAATCTCCGATAAGTTTACAAGGAACGAGATTGCAAGCTCTAACGAGATGCGCCAGACCATTGGCTGGAAGCCATCAAGTGACCCTAAGGCGGACGAGCTTCGTAACAGTAACATAAATCAGTCTACTGAAGAAGCTAAAGAAAACATTGATGAGGAAACCGAAGCACAACAAGAATAAAATGAGGAGGAAAAATTCAAAATGGAGAAATACGATTTTAGCGGTTATGCTACCAGAAATAATCTTAAATGCTCCGATGGACGTACAATCCTGAAAGATGCTTTTAAGCATAATGACGGGCAGATAGTACCGCTTGTATGGAATCATTTGCATAATGACCCTAATAATGTTCTCGGACATGCGTTGCTTGAGAATAGAAATGACGGTGTTTATGCGTATTGTACGTTTAATAATACTGATGCGGGCAGGAACGCCAAGCTTTTAGTAGAGCATGGTGATGTTTCTGCTCTTTCTATTTATGCGAACCAGCTTAAACAGAATGGTTCAAATGTGTTACACGGAGCTATTCGTGAGGTTAGCCTTGTTTTGGCAGGTGCTAATCCGGGAGCGTTTATTGACTCCGTGCTTAGTCACGGAGAAGTATCTGATGAAGAGGCTATCATTTATACAGGTGAGTACATTGACATAGCTCACTCTGATACAGATAGCAGAAAGGAGAACAACGTGGAGGAAACAAAGGAAAAAAGCACTAAGACTGAAGCTGACGAAACAAAGGAAAAGGACTCAAAGCCCGAGAGTGAGGAAACTGTTGAGGACGTGTTTAACACTCTCTCGGAAAAGCAGAAAACAGTTGTTTACGCTTTAATCGGACAGGCATTGGAAAACAATCAGTCTGATGATGACGGCGAGGACGATAATAAAGGAGGAGATAAAAATATGAAGCACAATTTATTTGACAACGAGGAGCAGACGGAAAACAATTTCCTTAGCCACTCAGAAGTTACATCTATCATCAGCGATGCAAAGCGCTACGGTTCGCTCAAGGAGAGTGTACTTGCTCACGGCATCGAGCAGATTGACTACCTGTTCCCTGATTACAAAAATCTTGATACCCCACCTCAGTTTATTCAGAGGGATATGGGTTGGGTTCAGAAAGTTATGAACAGTGTTCATAGAACACCTTTTTCAAGAATTAAGTCTACTCTTGCCAATATTACAGAGGATGATGCGAGGGCAAAGGGTTACCTCAAGGGTAAGCAGAAGAAGGATGAAGTATTCTCATTACTTAAGAGAACAACCGACCCAACCACTATTTACAAGAAGCAGAAGCTTGATAGAGATGATGTAATCGATATTACGGATTTCGATGTAGTGGCTTGGATCAAGACCGAGATGAGAATGATGCTTGATGAGGAAATTGCAAGAGCTGTGCTCATCAGTGATGGTAGAAATTCATCATCCGATGACAAGATTAATGAAACTCATATCAGACCAATCGCTTTTGACGAAGACCTTTATACAATTAAGGTTACTGTTACTCCTGAAGAGGATACCGAGTCTGCTAAGGTGCGTGAGTTTATTACAGCTGCTATCAGAGCAAGAAAGAATTACAAGGGTTCTGGTGAACCAACACTTTACACAACAGAGGATGTTCTTACAGAGTGCCTTTTACTTGAGGATGGTATCGGTCACGCTCTTTATGAGGACGAGGCTAAG